GGCGAGCTTGTAGATAAGATTACAATCTTGGAAATTAAATCAGTAATGATTAAAAATGAAGACAAACTAAAAGAGGTAAAAAATGAAAAATCTCAGCTTGATAAAAAACTTGCAGAGATCACTGATCCAGCTATATTTTCGTCAGCTACATTGTTTGCTTTAAAAGCGGATCTTCATGCCGTTAATTTACAATTATGGAAGATTGAAGATCAAATCAGACAATGCGAAAGAGAGAAAGACTTTGGCGCAAAGTTTATCCGCCTAGCAAGAGATGTATATTATACAAACGATGAACGGTTTGAAATCAAAAACGAAATTAATCAACTAACAAATTCTGACGTAAAAGAAGTAAAATCATATGAGTCATATAGCTGAAGTTTATGCAAAAGATCTGGGTGTTAAAATTGGAAAACCTAGAATTACCGATCATTTTTATCCAAATACAAAAGAGAAGTATATTTGCTTTGATTTTGAAGCTAAAAATACTGCGGAACAATATAAATATTGGGATATTGTTAAATCTCTTATATCTCCTATTCTTGAATCGCAGGGTATTTCACTAACTCAAATACCTAACGCATCAAATAAACAAAAAAACTTTTTTATAAAGAAGTCTCTGCTTTATGTCGGCATTTCAAATCAAAATGTTAATATTGCAGACAGCTACGGCGTTCCTTCTGTTTCGGTTTTATCAACAGTTTATGAAAATAATTTTAACCTCTTTGACAAAGCTGTTGTTTTAACCCCAGACTTTACCGAAATTAAGCCTTCGTTTAATCCAAATTGCCAAAGAATTAACGAAATCAAGCCAGAAAAAATTTCCCAATCTATTCTGAACCAACTAGGAATCCAAGAAAAGATTAATTTTAAGACTGTTAAAATTGGCGCAAACTTTAATAATGAAGTTGTCGAAATTGTTCCTAACTTTCCATCCATAGCTCAAGAGTTGCGTAATAAGCCAGTAAACATTCGTGGTGATTTACATTGGGATCTAGAAAATGTAGCGAGATGGTGTCAGTTTAGTTTGGTTAATTTGTACTTGGAATCTCCTTTTAATATTGAACTTCTTCAGCACATGCCGAATCTAAAACAAGTCATATAAAAGTATAAAAAAGAAGAAGACTTAACAGATTTTTTTAAAGCTTTAAAAAAACAAAAGATCAACATTGTAATTCAGCCAAGCGATGATATGGACATTTCAGAGGTCAGGTTTAAATATTTTGATTACAATGTGCTTCCAGATCTAAAACCCGAAGAAGAAGTAAAAGCTTCCAAGTTTATCTCAAAAAAGAAGTTCATTACTAATACTCAAGTATTTAATTCAGAATCTTCCGCAAATAGGCTTGACAAATCAAATAACTTCGTATACGATGAAGTCTCATCTAAAGAATTAGAAAGTTTATATCTATATGACGAAGAATAAATTATATGGCCCAGACATCTGGAAGCGCAATGAACACGGACTCCTTGAGTCTGTTGAATATATTTTTAACGAGGATGGTTCTGTCAACTGGCGAGCTATGATCAATCCAGAGCATCTATATCCAAACAAGGATTGGTTTGAGATGCGCAAGATGCCAGTCCCAGACTCTATTGAAGGTTTGGATGACTCTCAACTTTTGATTAAGCTTGGCGGAATCAAGGAGCTTGCAAAGCTTCGTGGTATCAATTCCGTGTCTTATGTTGTTGAAGAAAGTTCTGACGAAAGGTCAGTTGTTCGTTGCTTGGTTGATTTTATCTCAAATTATGAAACCGTTGACGAACAAGGTATTGGAAGTGTTCATTTTTCTTCTATTGCTAATGCCACAATTCACAACACAAACGGATTTGCAGCTAAGTTTTTAGAATGTATTGCAGAAAATCGTGCATTTGTTCGTGCTGTCCGTAACTTCTTGGGCATTCACATCGTTGGCGCAGACGAGATCGACTCATCTAAGAATAAGTCTCCTATCGAAGTTCCTACATCCTCTACAGCTAAAGATATTAGCCCACAAGGTATCCTAAAGGAAAAAGCAGGTAAGTCATTCGAAGACTTCATGGACGAGCTTCGTAAGTGGTATAAGGAAGAAAAGTATAAGAATGATCCAGAGATCATCAAAACTTGGAAAAACTACAAAGATATTCCAGCAAAAGAGTGCAGGAAACTTTTAAAATTAATTTAAATAATTATCGTATCATAGAAAGCGGAGTCTACCAAGGTTCCGCTTTCTTTTAGCTCAAATTTAAGTTGAAATCCAGTTTGGAAGCTGCCAAACATTTCGTTGTTCTTAAATTCTGTGAATTTAAAAGTATCCAAACCATGCCCAGATCTCACTAAATTATAATCTGATCCAGAAAGAGCATATATATCTAAAGTATATTGATCAAATCTTTCTATACTGTAAGATCTGCCTTTCATATCTGCAAATCCAAATTGATATATGACATCCCTATCAATAGTTGATCCATTTCCAGATCCACTTCCACTTATTCTCTGGTAAGATGCGTTTGATTCATCGTCCAAGTTTATAGACTCAATCAAATTATGAGTATATATATTAGGCAAAGGGCTTATTGTAAAATCACTTGTAAATGTTGTGCTGGATTCTGGATTTCTCAATGCAGTTACTTTTACTGTATAATTTCCATCAACTAGACCAAACATTTTAAATGATGTAACATCATCGCTTTCTCTTTGAAACTCTTTTTGCAAATATGGGCCAGATTGATTTGTACGATATAAAACAACCCTATAAGAAGTTTCATTGCTGTCAGCCGCTGCTGTAATTTCTCCAGTAATTGAGTAAGTCAGGTTATTTTCTTGAAATGCATTTGAAACAACAGTTGGAGCAGAAGGTCTGTTTATTGTATTAGATGGTATGCCGATATTGTAAGAAGATTCTTCTATGTCAAAATCTTCATCTTCTATTAAATCAAATTTTTCACTCACATACTGCATCGCATCTATTTGAAATATATTCGGCTCTACTTGCGATTTTTTGACTACTTTATATGTGAAATTTACATTATTATCAAGCTCTACGTTAAAAAACGATCCAGCTTTTACGCCAGTAATGTCATTATAATTTGCGAAACCAGTGTCCAAGAATAATCTTACAGAATTATCTCTTGATTCTTTTCCTGTAATATTGAATTTTGTTATTCTTTGTTGAGTTTGTCTATCAATTATGCCGTTATTAATAACTCCACTATATACATCAGAATCTTCTCCAAAAGTATAAACTGTGTCAAAGTTAGCAATATCATATAGATCTTTTAATTCATCTTGTTTTTTGTCATTGTAAGCATACAAACCTCCAGAAATTCCTGTTTGTATTGAATCAATATTAACTGTGTTTTGTATATCAATATACGGATTAGGAGTAGTTGAAGAAACATCTAAAATTTTTCCATAATTTATTTCAAAGTTTTTTAATTCGTCATCTATTCTTATAATATCGCCAGGCTCTAAAAATATAGCCTCTAAACCTGCCCTGAATTGAACTAACTCTGTTTCTAGCTTATTACTAAAAAGAACATACTTGCCCATTCTTCTGGCTTGAGACTTCGAAGTGGTTCCTATACCATTTAATTTATTTGTTATGATTCCGTATTGCCTTATTCTATCTTCGTCTTCTACATATTCTACTTTTTGAGTATACTCGTCTTTTGCATCTGAGTAATTTACCTCTACTCTTGTAAATCTTGCAGAACTTGTGACATCTCCATAATTAAATGACCCATCAAAAACATTACCATTATTAAAGATTGCAGTTATTTCTTTTGGCTTATCTATGGCGAAGTTTAAGCCCAAACCGTCCCAATAAGTAAAACCTCTAAACACTGAAGCCAAATTGCCCAAAGTTTCAAAAGCATTTTTTGCTTCAGATATTCTTAAGTTGCAAGAAAATCTTGGCTCAAGTCCAACAGTAGAGTCAGGCACTCCGTCAAACAAACCCTCAGAATCTACAGCATCACAGTATCTGGCTATAGAGTAAAGATTGAATATATTTATATCCTCTCTGTCATCTATGTTATTTCCTATGCCGTAGATGGGATTAATCATCAAATCATAAAGAATCCAAGCTGGATTATCTGTCCAACCTAATTTGAATGTTCCGTCCCATTCACCTATGTAAATTTGGGCTTTGTTTTTACCGAATTCAAACTCTGAATCTGTAATTGTGTTAATATCAGATTGCGAATTAAATTCTAAATGGTTTCCACCGAACCTGTCTTTCAAAACCTTTCCGTATCCAATTGTATCTAATATAGTTCCATCCCAATGATGGATTAGTTGATTATTTTTTTTGATTTTAAAATCGGCTATTTGAGAATTATCTTCTAAACTATTTGCAGATGTTGCGCTTCCATCTATTCCAAGAAACAATCTTTTGCTCGGTGTTGTGAATTCTAAACTTCCCCTACTAGTCGTCATAGTCCCCTCTTCCGAACCAATCAACAAACCGTTTTGATCTTCTACAGTAAATTTAGCCTTTTGCCCAATTAATTTTAATTTTAATAAAAAACTATCTTGTGGGAAATATTGTGTAAGTGTATTTCTCAAAGTATTCCCCTGATTGCGTATATCAAAAAATTCAGCAGTTAAGGGATCTTCATAATTGAATTCTTGGCTTCCTTCGTCAAGAGTATCATTTACTATTTTCAAGTTTCTCATAGCCCCGAAACCAAAATTACTGCTATTTATGCCGAATGCATATTCCATACTATTAATAATTCTTATTACAGAATCATTGTCATTCGCTTCTGTAATAAACGGGGCAAAATCAGCGGTTGTTATTTCAACAATTGTGCTATCATCGCTTCTATCAATTACTTTTAAGCCATCCAAAAGATTGCCAAAAACTTTTAATTTAACTATTTCAAATTTTGAAAAGGTTCTAGTTGAAAATGGTTTTGGATTAGTTGAATATGCACTTGCACTAGGTCTGCTCCATTGAAGCCTCATTTTATTGTTTGTTTCAATGGTAATTTGAAACCTCTCATTACCTCCACTGCTCCAAAGAATATTATTTCTTCTTTTCGTTCCTTCGGAATTAGCGCTATCTCCAATCAACAGATCAAATTCTATGTGAATATTTGCACAACTACTTGCACTTATTGTTTCTGTAGACCCATCGTATATGTATTCAGAAGGGTTATAAACGTTTCCTCTCCGAAAATTTTGATTTTGATCACTGTAGACATTTCCATGAAATGCTGGATCTATAAATGTTCCAGCTTCAACTCTGTCTTGCAAACTTATGTTTAATTCTTGATCCACAGCATCTGAATCAGATCTAGATACCCTGCATCCCACCTTTGAAACAGAACTATCTAGAAAGCTATACACACTAACTCCGTTCTGTTCATTTACATCACCTTCAGTACTTAAAAAATATTTTTTTGTCGATGATTTTGGTGGCGCAAATTGAGTCTTTAAACTAAATTCTACATTTTCAGTGCCTATGGATATGTCTTGGGTAGTTTTTGCGTAATTACTTTCAGTAAATTCGTATATATCTCTCAATCCATATGTATTTGAGTTATCAACAAATCTCTTATCGCTGCCATCAGGATTCAAAGGAGAATAGTTAGAAGGTATCATAACTTCTCTTCCTCTGATTAAATATTCTCTACTTGGCTGCGTAGCAAAATTTCTAGCGTCGAAAGTTGTTGCACCTAACGCACTAAATGGGTAGGTGAATTTTTCACCAATAATTTCAGTCACATAACTTAAAGAACATTCTCTTGCTATGAGTGTTGAGTTTGTTTCAAAACTTAATTTTTCAACTCTTAAAAATCTATTAGGAACTTTCCACTCCTCACCAGGAAATATTAAATCGCCAGATGTTAAATCGAACTCAGTCAACAAAGCATCAGTCAATCCTGGAACATCTGCTGCATCAATCTTTAAATTTCTCAGAGATTTATTTCGTGGCAAATCTGATATACTATTATAAGTATTCAAATAATTAGATGTAACAATTCCTTCAAACTGTTGCGTTTCACTACTTTCAAAAGTCCCAAGGGCAATTTCTTTTATTGAATTGCCTCCAGATAAAAGATCACCTGCGGTTCCAACAACTCCTCCTTCAAAACCGTAAGTATATTCTAAATCCAATCTTTCCGCTATTTGAACACCAGCATCATCGCCATCATCAATAGTATCACTTAATCCTTCAATAGCTATTGTTGGTACAGCTTTCTTTACACCAATTCTTTTAATCGTATGAGTGTATGGATAAGAATCATGTTCAAGTGGAGGGTTAGTTGACCAATTAGAAAATTCTCCACCTTCTCTTGCGTCTAAGAAACCACTTCCTGCACCACTTTTAGCATCGCCACCATAAGAAAGTGGGCCATATAATTTTTTTCTAATATCAAAGTCTTGAGCGCCTTCTTCGTAACCATCTAAAACTGGCTGAAATTCTAAACCATTTCTAAAGTCGAAGTCTATATTTGAATAATTATATTTCGAGTCTAGGTCGCTTTGGAATCCTAAATTTATTTGAAGCCCATTTGTTTCCCCTATGGCTGGCTCTATTTGATTCGGAGTAGATTGATGCAAAGAAAAATTTGTTCCATCATGCAAGAATACATCGTAACCACTTTCTGCACCGTTATCTAGTTTTGTTTGTAAGCTTGCATCACTATTAGAGACAATAAAATCTCCACTATTTGCTGCAACATCTTCAGGAAAATTTCCTAAATCAAAAAACAACATTCCACCTCCAGCAAAACCAGAAGTTAAAAATTTATATCCAACTTTTCCTCCTTGATTTATATCTAATCTTCCTGGACTTGAAGTATAACCTATAGTATCATTAAAAATTTGATAACTATAAGATAAAGATTCTGGAATTTTTAAACTTTGATCGTCAGCATTCTTTATTACCCTGCCCTGCCTTTGTTCTCCTAAATATGTATCTAGATCAAAAACTGTTGTTAAATAACTAGACCCGTCAGACCCAGTTTGACCCCTAGAATAGATTAAATCGCCAGTTGAGTATATTCCAGAATATTTATATTGTATAAATCCAAATCTCCCTAAACTAGAAGAAGAAGATATAAAAGTTTTTAATTCTTCTAAATCATTTGTTAATTCGTTAAGTTTTGTTGTATTTAAATTTTCATTTTTGTCTTCAAAACCAGTAAAACCTGTTAAATGTCCACTTATATTTTCAAAACCGCTTTGTATTGCACCAGTTGTTAATCTTGCAACTAATTCAATATTATCTACAGGTATACCAGTAAGCTGGATATTAGCTTCTGTTTCTCTTGGTTTTACGGCAGTTCCGTCTAAAAATAAAGCTTCAAGGATATTTATATTGTTTACTTTTTTACCTTCAGCATCAACAAGCCCATATATTGGCCCTTCTCCAATATTATCTACTACCGACATAGAGGCAGATGATTGTAAAGCATCAACTTCGGATGGAGGGTTTAGAGTAGCTGAACCCTTTACACTTTTGTAATTCCGTAGTTTTTGTTTTAAATATCCTTTTTCCATATCATATTTTACACTATATCAACAACTATAGCATCAATGATCTGTTCATTTTTAATGAGATTAATCGCCAATGTAATTGTTTCTAAATTTATTTTTGATGGTTCTATAATAAAACCATTGTCCTCTAATATTTTAAAATCTTTTTTAAAAATTTCACCATTTTCTTTTAATAAATCCACTTTTGCGCATAAATTTGGGCAATCTATATCTAAACTATGATAGTTATCTAAGTTTGTAATTTGCAAAGCTATAGACATATAATCCTGTTTTGGGATTTTTATATTTTTTTTGTATATACTGAAATTTTTACATCTTTTTTGGTTCACAAAAAGCGAAGAAATTACAATATTTTCTTTTTTCGGCGGCAAAACTCTTACTTGATGTCTTATCATTTTTCTATAGATCTCACTTCAAATGTGAATGTGCCATAGGAATTTACTTTTTGTATTGATCCAGTAGTTTTAATGAATCCATTTTCTATAGTGCTTTGTTTTTCTATGCGTTTTTTATCAATTGCAGCATTAGGATATAAAGTGGTAACTTCGTAAGCTTCTTCATTTCCAGTTACGTTTCCAGATATATTGAAATTTATTCTTTGCAATCCTCCAACTGTTACAATAGATGTTGAAAAACCTTCAGGTTCAGATAAGGTTTTTACTGTGCTTTCTGGTATACCGATATTATACAAGTTTTCCTCTTCTATTTCAAAAGATTCTGGATCTTCAATAAGCGCAAATTTTCCACTATTATACTCTGTGGCGGATACGTTGTATAAATTATTCTCTTCTGGAGTTATAGACATTACTCTGTATTGATAATTTTGTCGATTTTCTAGTTCGATATTAACAAAAGATCCTGTTGGTATGTGTTGCAGGTAATTATTAGTATCATCTAATTTTATTTTAATTCCACTAGTTAAATCCTCTACTCCTGTAATTTCTATTTTTTGTGCTTGAACTATTTTCATTTCTTCTAGTTCGTCACTTCCTATAGAACCTCCTGTTCTAACAATATCGTGAAAATCTTCCACACCTTGCCTTCCAGTTGGAACGTAGACAAATGCTCCTGTATTATTTGTTAGTATGGATTCTGTATTTATAGTATTTTCTATAATTATATTGTCGGAATTTATTTCTAAAGCTTTACCATAATTTATTTCAAAATTCTTAAGTTCATCTTGAACCTCAATAATATCTCCCACTGAAAGCATCAAAGCTTCTGATGAAGTTTTGAAGTTTACAATTTCTCTTTCTAACTTATTGGAGTATAAAATATATCTCCCCAATCTTCTAGCTTGGCCTCTACTTGTAGCACCTTTAGCTGTTATCGTCCTTCTTTTAGGGCCATCTTCTCTTCTACCGTCTTCAAATTCTACTGTTTCTATTTTTTGATTAAAGTCGTCCTTCTTATCTAAATAAAGTACATCAGCTATATTAAAATGCGAAGACGTTGAAGTATCTTGGTAATTAAATATTCCGTCAAATACGTTGCCATTATTAAAGAAAGCAGAAACTTCTTTTGGCTCATCTACAAAAAAGTTGATTGTCCCATTTGCCCAATAAGGCATACCATTAAAAACAGAAGCTATTTCTATAATTTTTTCAAAAGCGTTTTGGGAAGCTTCAAACAAAACATTACAAGAGTATCTAGGTTCTAAACCTCCTAATCCATCATCAACCCCTACAAAATTTCCATTATCGTCAACGGCATCGCAGTATCTTCCTATTTTATATAGGTTAAATATATCTATATCTTCTAAATCGTCTAGTCTAGATCCAATTCCATATCTATTATTTATTAATAGATCATATAAGATCCACGCAGGATTATCTGTCCAAGCTATCTTAAAAGATCCATCCCAATCTCCATTATAAATTTTTCTTGTCCCTAGGTCTGACGCTTTTTCTATAAATCTTCTATCTCTTCCCTCTGTATCAAGTGGAAAATAATTTGAAGGAACATTTATTTTTTTAAGTCTAGCATTATAAGTTCTTCTTGGAACTGCGGAATATGATCTAGCATCTAGTTTATTTTTTACAATTGCAGAGTATGGGTAGGTAAATTTTTCGCTAATTATTTCTTTAATACAATATAATCTAGCATCTCTATCTATTCTTAACGAAGTTGTTTCAAAATCTAATTTTCTTATTACTATTTTTCTTTTGTATTTTTCTGCTAAACTTTTCTTTGTTTCATTTGGGTATTCATCAATTATATCGTCGTAACTTGGTAAAGTATATTCCTCACTTTCCACCCCGTAAGGATTTTGAACCGTGCCATAATATGAAATATCATGTTCTATTGTAGTGAAATTTGATTCTGGCACTCCTTCAAAACCAAGTTCTATTCTAAAGTTAATTCTGGCTGCATCATATTTTACAGTTTCAGAAAGATCTACTCTCTGTAAGATTTGTTCTCCCAAACTTTCTATAACAAAACCAATTTTGACAGAATCAATGCACCTTCTATCAACTAAATGAGTAATAGAATATTCGTCTTGATCTAAAGCTATGTTATTCATCCAATTAGCTTGATCAACAGTTGTCGGGTTGCTTGAGGTAATATCTTCCACATCTCTACTGGTAGTAGCTACTGTTTTAAAATCTGGGGCATTTACAGCAGAATCTATTCTAAAACCGTTACTATCTAAAGTCGTTACATTAGCTACATTAGGGTTACTTGGCCCATATAGTGATTTATTATAGCTAATTTCTGTTACTTGTTTATTTTCTAGAGGTTTTTGAACTTCATCTCCAAGCACATAATCCATATTTGCATTTGTAAAATTAAATAAGGTCGGAACTTTTTCTTTAACCCTTAAACCTATATTTTTTTCAGCAACTAAAACATCTGGTTCATTAACTTTAGGATTAGCAATGTGCAAATAATTAATTCCACTTCCATTAATTGAACTATCTAAACCAAAAACATCATAATCATTATCAATTCCACTCTGTAACTTATCTCCACTTATTTGAGCAGAATCTTCTCCTGAAATAAATATTTTATATAAATCTATTGTTTGATCAGAATTTAACGGAATTAAATCTTCTCCTAAATAAACTGGGAAAAGAAAAGCTCCCTTGTATTTATTCGGCCTACTTTCTTTTAATTCAGTTCCGTATGTGTATGCAGCGCCATTACCAGTTATTACCCAAGGTCTTCTATCTATAGCTGTTGCTGATTGGGCTACGAATTCATAAGCCATTGATTCTCTAATGTCTTGTGTTGTAACATCAAATCCAGTTAGTTCTGGAAACGAGTAATTTAAAGAATTTTCATCTTTAAGTAATAAAGACCCAGAATCCAAAGAAAAAGATAAATCAAAATCATCTACAAAATTATCGCCGCCAAAAAAATCATCTGCTGCAAATTGCAAGTATCCGTAATTAGTTTTTGGAATTTGAAAATCTTCTGCTGGTTCTAATTTTTTTAATTCAAAATTTCTTATTGCAACAAAATCTCCACTTGATGAAGTTAGAGTTACGCCACCTCCGTCTTCATACATTTGAATCCGTAAAAATCCGTCTTTAATAGAGGTTTGAGTAAAATCTCCAGTAAAAGCAGTCCATGTGTCTGTTATTGTTGTTTCTATTACATTTTCATTATGAGTATTACCATCAGTGAGTTTTCTTATCTTAAATTCATTTACATAAGTATTTGTTGATGGTATATAAGCTTCTCCAACTATTCTATAGCTTTCTCCTTTTTTTATTTCATTTCTAGTAGCATTACTGGATTTAAATGGACTTTGAATAAAAGGACTATACTCAGACCCATTATTAGTAAACTTGACGCAAGTTTTACCCCCTATAGTTGCATCTTCTACTTTAATCCTGCCATCAGTATTTATAGTATCATCTACTCTATTTGTTCTAAACTCCCAGTGCCTAAAACCCGTTTCTGAATTATAAAATTTTTCGCTTTTATAATAATCTTCTCCTAAATTTGTTATTTTTTCGGCAATTGAATCTATAACAGGCTCTTTTAAGCCTTCTCCAATCTCAGAACCAGGAGTGAAAGAAATTACATATTGAGAAGGTGGGCCTTCAGAATCTTCGTGATATAGGCCACCAACAAAGTTACTACCACCAAATCTTAAAGCTGAAACCAACCAATAACTTCTGTAGGTATAAATTCGATTTTGGAATCCAGGAACCTCAGTAGTGTTTTCTTCATCAACTAATACATCAAAAAAAGCCCTAGTACACCAACAACCATCAATACTACCATCCGACCTTATACTGCTATTAAATGAATAATTTCCTTGATATAGCATGGGATTGTTGGGATTAAATCGCCAAGTATCTTTCTCTCCTGCACCCCCCTCTTGCACGTTACCCGTATCATAAATATTGTTTGGGTAATAAATTTTTCTAATAGCGGAGGGGGATTTTCTATTTCCGAACATTCTTTTGTAATACCCCTCGTTATTTAGTCCTTTCCCCATAGTTGATATTATACTACTAGTATCATCACCTTCTGCATCAGCGTCTCGTGCGCCATTCCATGCCATAGTAGCGTCCAATTCTGATCTAAACTCATACACATAAACGTTTAAAATTTCATTTATGCTATATTTGGGAGCTATTATACCCCCACGAAAAGTGCTTATATTATAAGGGGATACGTTATATTCACTATCAGACTTTATTGAAGAAGAGGGAAATGCAAGAAGACTCCCCGCACTTATCGCTCCGTTTCTGTGTACAAATCTATGTTTTAATTCATCAACATATTCATCTAATTTACCTGTTACAAATTCTTTAAATTCAGAACTTGCTCCACTTATTTTTTCATAAGTTAAGTTTTCAAAAGTTAATTGTGAAACTCCAGGTTCTGCAATTACAGTATCGTCATAGTATGTAGCCTCAAGTATATCACAAGACTCTCCTTGAGAATTGAAAAACCCCTCTATTGGCCCATCTGAGATAAGATCTAAGCTTTCAAATTCTGCTGTAGATAATCTAAGATTCGAAGCAAAAGGTGGGCTTAATCTGGAGAATAAACTTCCAACTCTATCCGCATTAGCTTGCAATGCTCTCGCACGATCTTTTTTCTCGTCTCCAGCCCCAGCAATAGAAAATTGTTTTGCTTTTTTGTATTTATTTTTTAAATACTCTTTCATTACAAAAATCTGTATAAATTAGAAACAGAAGAGCCAAAAGATTTTTGAATCTTTAATATTGAGTTTGACCTGTTAGATTTAAATCTGTTTTGAGCAGAAGGATCGCTTTCTAAGTTATAATTGCTAATTGTTGTGCCAACTACATAACTACCAACCCTTAATTTCCCATAACATATAGGTATAGATCTTCCCTGTGTTGATATATTTTGGGGACTTTGAAACATGAAAGAGGAATTTTTAACACTCGTAGATATTTCACTTGAAGGTTCGTTTTCTGGAATTGGGGTCAGTAGATACATTATACCAGCCATAATAAGGCCGACTCCAAGAGTTATAAAAAATGCAGCAGCAGCAACACTAAGACCAGCAAATGCTCCTATTCCTACAGCAATAGCGCCAATAATAATAAGTGAAATAGGGTCAGAACCTAAAACACATGGCACTATTTGGATTTCTTGTATTTTTTGTTTTCTATTATTTATAGAAAAAGAGTCTTCAGATTCGTTATCGCATATAATTTCATAATGCGCTCCCTTTTTCGAACTATCTATCACAAAATCTCTAAACCCAGGAAATCTTGTTTCTATAGCCGTTATTGCATCTATAGGTTTTTTTATATTGGCAAATTCAAATTCTTTGCCAAAAATTTTAGCTAATTTGCCGTGCAATATTATTTTTGTTTTCATTAATAACCTGGAGTGCTTCCTCCTGCTTCTGCTCCACCAGCAGAATTGCTCGCAAATGATTGAACGGAGCTTTCGTTTTGTTCCTTAGAATTTACTTGAGTGCTAATAACTTTAGACCCAACTCTCAAAGCTCCATACCCAACTGGTACAGAAACATACTGTTGTGCCGTATTTTCTTTATTAGAAAAGAAAAATGACTTTCCTCCCACTTGACTAATTGCGGCTTTTGGCTCATTTTCTGGAATTGGGGTCATCAAATACTGAATACCAGCCATGATTAACCCTATAACTAAATTCACAGCAAATGCCACAAGCGCAGGGCCGCTTCCTAAAACCGCTGGGACAATATCTATTTTTTTAATTTCTTTTTTTTCTAAAGCTTGGTTTGCGTTTGAAACTACATCACCATCAACTATGATTTCATATAGCATATTTTTCTTAGCTTCATTTAAAAAAAAGTTTTTAAAACCTTTGCAGTTTGCATCTATTGCTTTGATACAATCTACAGGTTTTTTTATGTTGTGAAATTTATGTCTGCTTTTAAATTTCTTAGAAACTAATCCATGTAAAATTATTTCTGTCATAAAATCTCCTTTTTAAGTTTTTCTAAAGATTCTGGATTTGCGTCAGAAAATTCTGGCTCATGTATATAAAATCTGTTCGTTTCTAACGAATAAATTATAAAAGGGTAACAAACTAAATCTGAAGTTTGTATATCAAACTTAGAAGGTTCTGCTGAACCCTGCAAGTGTGTATGATATGCGCCAACAATTTTATATTTTGTTTTGATGTATAAAAAATCCTTAGCTGGAATATAAAATTCGTTTTCTGGATCTTCCGCTTTGTTGTCGCAAGGTATGACATCAAACCCATCATCTTTTTCTACGACAAAGCCACAAGACTCTATATCTTTTCTTTTTTCACATTCGGTTTGTAATTTTGCTTGTATACTCATTAGTAAGAATAACTTTCTGTTCCAGGAAATCCTCCATATGGAAGGTCTTTATTATCGTTTACTCCCCCAAAATCATCATTGGCAAATCTCAACTTGCAGCCAAATAATTTTTTTGAGCAACCATCTTTTATCCAAAGATCTGGCCTTTTATCTGGGTCTTCTCCACTGATTGATGTATGGCCACTTTTACAAATATAATATACAGGATGCTGTTGGTAATAGTTTGCAGTCAAACCCTGACCCTGATTCACTCTATCGCTATAGTAAAAAACATAATCTCCAGTTGTGTAATCATTCCCTGTACCCCATAGACCAGAACTGCTAATACACGCATTTACGCTAGTTTTGCTAGAAGCATAAATACTGGGAAATAAATTAGCATTAAGGTTAAAAGAACTACCCGCACCAGTTACAAATGTTTGATCATTTACTGTCGCTATCGGTCTGTCTTCATTTTCTCCAGTCTTATTATATCCATACCTGCACCCATAACCACGATAAATAAAAGGACAATATCTTGAAGATATTTTTCTGTTTGGTATTTCTATATTTTCTAGCTCAAGACTTGAAACAAGTTCAAATTCTACTTGCATTTTATTTTCAGATGTCTTTCTAGAAATAAAATACTTATCGTCTGGCATTTTTGCATTAGGGTTGGCTGTTCCCCAAGGATTTTTGTCGTTAGGAAAGTTTGCGTCATCCAAAAATTTAGCAAAAGTTCTCTTTCTTACTACTTTTGCGCCATTTAAATTATTATACTTTCTTAAAAGCGAAGAGATATAAAGACCTGCATTTGAAACCCTTATTTTCGGTCTAGGTAATCTTTGATCTCCAAGAAGCTCAAAACCTTCTGCCTCTACTGGAATAGGCAAATATTCTTGACCATCAAAAATAATTTTACTTGTAATTCCGTTAGATCCTCCGTGAAAGTGAATTTGTGCTTGAGAATCTTTCTGGTAATCGTAATATAACACATATAACTCCAACAATGCAGAAGGTTCTACATCAAATACAGCCCTTGAAAATTCTTGATTTACTCCGTTTGCCATAAAGTATTTTACACTGAAAACCTTGACATTCCATGAATTTAAACAACATATCGTATAGAAAATACGAAAATTCAGACTTCGAAAAAGTCTTTATTTTATTTTTAAAGTTCCAAAAAAAAGTTAAAATTGAAAGCTACGATAATCTAACAAAAGGAGTTAGCGATTATTTTGCAATAAATTATTACTTCAGTGAATTTAAAAATTTAATTAAAAAAAGCAAATACAAGTATGTCGGATATACAGAAGAGGGTAAAATTTTTGGATTTGCCTGTTTTAATGACAGCCCTTTGATCGAAAATGGAGTCGATCTACTTTTGATTTTTAAAGACGAAGATTTAAATTATTCTAGAATGATGAAGTCTCTTGTGAAGTTTTGTTTTCAAAAAGAATTCAAAAACAAAAGAATCTTCGCAACTTTGGAGCCTAGAGAGAAATTTGACAAATATGTAAATTTTGTAAAAAGAACAATGAACGCTAAAGTTTTAAAAAAAGACTCTTTTGGCAAAATACTTGTTGAGTTTAAAAAATGATAACTTGCGAAAATTACTTCATAAGAGATTTTAAATCAAAAGACTTAGAAGAGTTAAGTTTTGAAATCTTAAAATTTCATCAAAAAGTAGGAACTAAATACTTTGCAAA